CTAAAGTAAAACAAGAACAAAAAGAGCAGCAGTCTCCAGAAAATCTTCCTGAAATTGATATGGAAGGAGAAGGTGACTCTGCTGATGAAGAGGAAAAAGTACAACCAGAATCTTCTGACGAAGGTGACGATGAAGATGGAGAAGATGAAAAAGACTGGTTTACAGATCGGGATCCTATGGATGAAGACTCTTATGGTGATGATGATCCTGCTCATCTAGATGTTCCTAGTTATGAGAAAGAATATGATGAGACTAAAAGTATTACTGAAGAAGCATTGCGTGATGCACTAGAAACACTGGTTGATGATGATCAGTCTGAGTGGATTTATCTTTCTCTTCCAGATGTTGATGTAGATAAACTTATTACTCCTGCTGCTACTATTCAGGAAGAACTGAACTGCTGGTTTTACGGCAGACCTTTTGAAGAAGAAAGCAGTCAGAATTACTACTTTAGAAATCTAGAGTATGCAATGACTAAGTATGATCAATACAAGAAAGACTCTAGAAAGACCATCAACTATCTTGTAAAACAATTTGAGATGAAGAAGTCTGCAGACGAGTATCGTCGTGCTGCCACTTCTAAAACTGGTGTAATCAATACTAATAAGTTGCATACTTACCTCTACAATGAGGATATCTTCAAGAAAGTTACTACTATTCCTGAAGGTAAGAACCATGGATTGATCATGCATATTGACTGGTCTGGTTCTATGAGTGATGTACTACTTGATACATTGAAGCAAACTTTCAATCTGGTTTGGTTCTGTAAAAAAGTTGGTATTCCTTTCCGTGTCTACGCATTCCAAGATGGTTATAGTCACTCAAGAGAAGAGGATGAAGAGGAAGTAGTGGCAGTAGAACCAAAGCAAAATCAACTTGCTATCAGTAAGAACTTCAAACTCCTAGAGTTTCTGTCATCTCGTCAGAACGCAAAGTCTTTGGAAAAGTCTATGCAACTAATCTTCCTCCAAGCATTTGCTATGGGTGGATGGAGGATTGGTTCTCATCCTAAGTTTGGTTTGGGTGGTACTCCACTGGTTGATGCTGTCCTTTGTACAAGGAAACTTGTATCTAAACTTAGAAATGTTGAGAAAGTTTCTAAGGTGAATGTGATTTGTCTTACTGATGGTGAGTCTAATCCCATTGCTTATAATATTGAGAATGACGCTGACTATCCTTGGGCAGATGAGTTCCGTCAAAAGTATCTGTGCCATGCATACAGAAGCACTTTCTTCTTGAAAGATCGTGAGACTGGATACACTCGGAAGATTTCTTCAGTTCCTTTTGAAACTACAAAGGAGATTGTATCTTTCTTCCGTGAGATCACAGACTACAACTGGATTGGTATTCGCATCTGCAGTAAAAACGAACTGACTAGAATTGTTCGTCACTTTGCATATGATGAATTCGATCAAGTTGATAAGCAATGGAAGAAAAATCGCTTCGCTTCTCTGAAGAATCAGGTTGGATTTACTGAAGCTTTCTACATGCCTAACCAAGGAATTGGTAGTGGATCTCATGAATTGGAAGTCAAACAGAAAAACGAGGTTGCAACCAAAGCAGAACTACAACGTGCATTCAAAAAGCACATGGGTTCTAAAATGACAAACAAAACAATCCTTAACGCATTCATCGAGCAAATTGCTTGACAGGTGCGTATAAGGAGTGTATACTCAGACAAGTTAACAATTTTACTAAATACAAAAAAATCTTGACTCATGAAAGACTCCTGTAAACGCATGACAGCGGGGCAATTCATCAAAAAACATGGTGATCTGTCCACTGTCTTTAATATGATTGTATCTGACTATTACGGCAACGACATTCAAGCACTAGAAGCAAATATCAAAAACAAAGAAAAGGGTGGAGATCGCGTCATCATCTTTGACAAGATGTTGGAGTGTATCGAATCGGTTAACCCCACCTTCAAAAAGATGCCTAAGGCACAGCAAGACCCTATTCGTAGAGAATATAGTCGTCTGATGTGGGAGCGTCGTCGTAAACTTGTTAATGATTGGAAGTCAAATGAGTCCTACGTTGAACCTCCAGTAAACAACGATTTCTCTGGTTTAGAAGAACTTCTAGTTGAGAATACCGATAAAGATCAGGTCACTTCAATTATCAATGCTGCAAAGCAGAATGATGCTAAGAAAGTTGTGATCGAAGGTGATCGTGTGGAGGTACACTTTTGAAGTGTAAAGTACAACTTTATATTGCTGGAACACTCTTCGATGAAATCGTAGTTGCTAGAGACTACGAACATGCTAAGAAGATTGCACTAGCAAGAAACCCAGAAGCAACTATTATGCATGTGACAGCAGTGTTCGATTGAATAACTGTCCTACGACCTGGCACAACGCCAGGTCTTCTGCTATAATATCTGTATAGACAACAAACAAATCCAATGCCTTTCGCTCCAAACCCTGTTACTACTGAACAACTGGTCAATGCTTTGACTGATCTTTATGGTTCAGAAGTCAACACTCCTCAGGTTCGCAGCACTGCAGATTCTCTGAAAGTATCTTACGCTACTGCTTGCAAACGCCTGAAGTCATATAAATCTGGTAAGGGCAAATGGAATCTCACTGCCCAAGAAATCGAACGTGCTTATGAAGCACCTTCTGCACAACCCGCTACCGAAGTCTCTTACGTTCCTGAAAAAGATGATACCTTCGTCCAGTTTGGCAACTATGCTCCTCTTAAAAAGATTGTTCAGTCCAATCGGTTTTATCCAGTCTTCATCACAGGTCTTTCTGGAAACGGCAAAACTCTCTCCGTTGAGCAAGTCTGTGCCGCAACAAACAGAGAACTGATCCGTGTCAACATCACAATCGAAACAGACGAAGACGATCTTATTGGTGGTTTCCGTCTTGTCAATGGGGATACTGTTTGGCACAATGGTCCTGTCATCGAAGCTTTGGAGAGGGGAGCTGTACTTCTTCTAGATGAGATTGATCTTGCTAGCAATAAGATTCTTTGCCTTCAGTCAATTCTGGAAGGAAAGGGTGTATTCTTGAAGAAAATCGGAAAATACATCAATCCAAAGGAAGGTTTTAATGTTATTGCAACTGCAAATACTAAAGGTAAAGGCTCTGATGACGGTCGTTTTGTTGGAACTAATGTTCTTAATGAAGCTTTCCTTGAGCGATTCCCAGTTACGTTTGAACAAGAGTATCCCTCCGCTGCCATTGAAACTAAAATTCTATTGAATGCAGGAATCAATCAGGACTTCTCTGAAAAACTTGTCAGGTGGGCAGGTGTGATTCGTAAGACTTTCTTTGATGGTGGTGTTGATGAAGTAATTACCACACGTCGTTTGGTTCATATTGCTGACGCATATAGCATCTTTGGTGAGCGTATTTCAGCAATCAAATACTGCATCAATCGTTTTGATGAAGATACAAAGCAGTCCTTCATGGATCTGTACACTAAAGTTGATGCTGATGAAGACATGGAATGAATTATGTGGGAGTAGAAATACTCCCTCTTACTATCCTTTTATTATGTTCGACCCATCTCAATATGTTTCTTGGGATGATGTTGATGAATGTTTGTACAGGACTGATATGAAATGGGAACTTATCAGTCCTGATGGTATAAAAGATGAAGTTCCCACTTTTACATCTGCCTGGTATGGTGATTATCAGGAGACTCGTTACATCACACACAAAATCAAAAAAGGATATGGTTTTGTAATTACTAAGTATGGTCGTTATAATAAACGTACAAATGATTTATGTCGTGAAATCGAAAACACCCTTGACGTAACATCTGACCTGCATATCTATGGAGGTCATACTGGTTCTCATTCTTTCAAACCTCACAAAGATGAAACGGAAAACATCATCATACAAGTTGAAGGAAATACTCCTTGGATGGTATTTGATGATGAATTCAATCCACAACTTAATGTCACCTTATATCCTGGTGATGCAATCTTTATACCGAAAGGATGGTATCACCAAGCAAAACCTTCTAGCACACGTTTATCGATGAGTATTGCTATGTTCGATAAATCTAGAATTACTATTGACAGAGACCACTTGACTCTCAAACCAAATTGATCTATACTACTAAAAAGTTCCACCTTTATTATGAAGTACAATGAAGAGGAGTTACTGAAAGAACTCCGAGACTATATCATTGGCACTTACAATCAGCACTATGCAACTGATAGTATTCAGACGCTAGACCTGATTGATGCCTGTGGAGATGCTGAAGCATTCTGTCGGAGTAACATCCTGAAGTATGCATCTCGATATGACAAGAAAGGAACTGCCCGTCGTGACATCATCAAGATCTTGCACTACGGACTTCTCCTTCTTTATTTCAGCGACAAATCTGCACCCCCTACTGAAGCGTACCCTCAATGACCGTAATCTCTCGTCCAACAATTGAAATCCTTAAGAACTTCTGTTCTATCAATAAATCCATTGTCATCAAACCTGGTAATAAACTCTCTACACTTAGCATAAATAAGAACATCCTTGCCATCGCTGAGGTTGATGAGCAGTTTGAGTCACAGATTTCCATCTATGACCTTGGTGTATTCCTTGGTGGTCTGTCTCTATTCGATCAACCTAAGATTGATACTACGCAAACCAACTATGTAACAGTTAGCGATCAAACTGGTCGCTCAAAGACTCGATATTTTTACGCAGACCCTGATATCATCACTCAGGCACCAGAGAAAGAAATTAGTCTTCCCTCAATTGATGTTAAGTTCCGTCTTGAGGCAGGTGTTTTGCAGCAACTTCAACGTGCTGCTAGTGTGTATCAACTGCCAGATCTTTGTCTTTATGGAACTGATGGTGTAATGAATCTGTGTGTAACAGATAAGAAGAACGATACATCAAATAGTTACTCTGTTGAAGTCGGAACTACAGAAGATTCATTCTGTTTCTGTTTCAAGGTAGAGAATCTTCGTCTTCTTCCTGGTGATTACAATGTATCTCTCAGTAAGAAGAATGTTGCTATGTTCCAAGGCGATGGAATCAAATATTATATTGCTCTAGAACCTAACAACTAATCCAATGAAACACATCTTGTTTACACTGAAGGGATGTCCCTTCTCTTTGTGTGATGATGAGTCCCATATTCGCAACATGCTAGTCAATGCTGCTACAATGGGTAGGTGTACATTGTTAGATGTGTCATCCCATA